AGAGGCTTGAGAAGTACATGAAGGAAGAAGAACGCAACCGCTCATGGACTATTCAGAAAGCACTCAATGAGTATCTGGAGAAGCGGGGCTATTGACGGTAGCCCCGTTTTTCTTCTCCATCAGTGGTTATTGGTAGTGATTTAAGGTGTTATTTAAATCTTTTATTCTATAACTTCTGTTTCGATGCTGATTATCTCATAATAATTCGATGTACAATTAATCTCCTGTTCTAAATCGTTTTTGATAAACTTATCGTCCATGTTAAATTCGTCATCCGACTCAACTTCAAGAACAACTGTTACTCGTTTTTTCATTTTTCACTCCTGATTAATTGTCTGCGTTTCTTCTCTTCCCGGTGTTCAAGTATCAAAATCACAATAAAAACGATAAAACCGATTGCTATAATAGATCCGTAGATTGCGAAGTATGCCGTCAGCCATTTTGTAACGTATTCCAATATTGTCGCAACCGTCTCTTGCATTGCAATCATCCTTTCTTTTATAGCTACCGCTACCTGCTGTTACTTTGTAATACAGCGTTATTTAAGTTAATCCGTTGCCCATTTAAATTGTCCGTCCGATATGCTATACTTTAATTAGCAGGTAGATCGTGAACCAATGATTCGCTCATGGGGATCAGAATCGCCTGTTTTTTTGTGTTATTTAATTCAAATGCACATCTTCAGGATGATTCCATTCACTATATGCCCGGTCAAGTCTACGGTATGGTTGCGTTTTCATCCCACACTTTGGACATTCGACAACAAACATCTCATATGTGGTTCCGGGATACGTTACTACTTTGATATTTGGCCTTGTGCCACAACATTCTCGAAGCATGTTTGCCATACAATCATCACCTTCGTTAACGTGTTATTTTAATCATCATATCCATAGATGTCGTTAAAATACGCGGCATTAGATACAATTGTATTTATGATAAGGCGTTCCATAGCTGTTGCCATCCCCCCATACCCTAAACCAGACGGATGCCCGCCTATCAGAAATTCCCTAAATAGCGGACTTGTAAAAAAAACATCATCCAATTCGATAGCACATGGAATTTTATAATGCTCTGCAATTTCTTGGATTGCTAAACTGAATTGTGGATTCGGTTCTCCAGTTTGTGCAAGGGTAAAAATCATCAACTTCGCGTGTGGTGCATGGGCGATTATCTGTTCGATGATTTTTCCATAATTGCCATAAAATGTATCCGGGTAATCCTGATAGCTTGAATGGCTCGTTATATCAGATAAACTCCCAAGATAATCAATGCCAAGGCTCCAAGCATCATTGATTCCTAATGCTAAATAATATACGTCCTCTGGATCAGACGAAAGTACAAGAGGCAACCCTTTGGAATCGGTTAACCATGTGCGCGTGGAAAGCCCGCCCTTTGAATAATTCGTACAAGTTGTTCCGAATTTCTTCGCAATCAACTGTCCCCACGAATGAGCATAGTCAGTTTTGTATGTATTCCCGTAGTATATGTTGCCGCTTGCGTAGCTGTCACCTATTACGCCAAAATGCGTAAACAATGACAAACTTATCATTTCGGGGATGAGCGAATTATCCTTGATAATCGTGTACTGAATCGGAACGCTCTGTTGTGAGGAAATTATGACATACATCGGGTATGGGATTCTATAATTTACAGATTCCGTTCCGGCGTCAGGAGTGCTTGTGACAAGGGACACTCTATTTTCCCCGTTAGCATCGCATAAGGCAAGCAACGAGACGTTGTTTGAGTATCCCAAAGCTTTGAAAATGATTGTGCCACGTTCCACAAAAATTGGGTTTGTGTAGCGAAACGTGGCAGACGTCATGACACGACCGTCCCTGTGGATGTAACCAGTGTTGACATTTTCCGGCGTGATTGTATCACTTTCACCGTAACTGTCAATCTGAGTGTTGATGGCATCAATTTGAGGTTGGAAATCCAGTGGACTACCAGACTTTTCCACAATAACGTCCTGTGCCGTCCCGTCGTGGACGAAAACGCCGACAAAATTCTCGTTAACTGTAATCGTGCGGGAAATCAGCCCGGAAACCGACCAGTAATCATTTGTCCCGTTTTCTCTCACAAGCCGGATTTGTCTGACGGTCAATGCACTGCCGTCTTTCGCCCTGATTGTAACACTATCACCGCTGTTAACAATGAAAGGAATGACAGTATTAAGTGCATTTATTTCAACTTTAAAAATAACGATGTTTTCTAATTTCGTAATCGTGCTCTTTAACTCATCGACATTTTCTGAAAGTTGCGTATAGTCGGCGGGGATGGAGTTCAGAACTTGCTGTCCTTTGGTCTGAACATTGCCAACCTGAGTTGTTCCTTCAGCAGTCACAGCCTGAACCTGTGCAGAGCCAGTCTGGGTCACGCGTTCAACCTGTTCATTCCCGGCATCCTCGATGCCATCCACGACTTCCTCTGCACGTTCCTTCGCGGCTATCGCGTCCGTCTTTGCGGCTTCAGCCAGCTCCTTATAGTACTTGGCATTGTCGTGAAAGTAAGGCTCCCCCTCTCCGGCGGGAACGCCATCCTGAGTGCCGACAGCATATCCCTCGCTCTGAAGAGCAGAGGTATTCGCGTTGTCTTCTGCGGTTTCAGCCGCCGTCTTTGCAAGTTCAGCATCTCCCTTGGCCTGAACAGCATTGTCTTTGGCAGTGACTGCGTCACGCTTCGCTCTGTTTGCGTCAGCCGCATAGTTATATGCGGCATTTGAAGACATGACAGCGGATGCCTTTGCGTTTTCAGCGGTATGCTGTGCGCTTTCAGCCGCAGTCTTAGCGGCTTCAGCCGCCGCCTGTGCCGCCCGTGCCGCTTCCACAGCTCCATCCAGTGTGGCTTCAGCCGCATCGATCTCGCTATTCACGTTGGTAGCCGCCTGAAGCAGACCGTTCACCCAGTCCTCATACGTAGCAGGACGGGTTGCGAAGCTCGTCAGACTCTGATCAATGTTGAAGATGAAGATCTGAGTCTTTCCGACCACATCGCCGTTCACAACGTACATAGCCTGTGCCTTGAGAATTCCGTCATACTCCGTGTCGTAATCGTCAGGAGTCCACAGAAGGGCATTCTCAGTCTGCTCTACGTTGCGAGGAATATATCCCTCATCATCCCCGGCACGGACAACGTACAGATACGCATATCCTCCGGGATACTTCTTTACCAGATCGGCGATGGAGATGGTAATGGTGTCCCATCTATTCTCTCCCTGATAGCCGATGGTGGTATAGTTCCGTCTTGTTGCCATCGTTACCCACCCCTTACGCTCGTTGTTTCATATCATGAATTTCGTGTTCAACCTCATTCATCCGGCCTTCAATCTTGAAGACTCGTTCAATGATGTTGTTGTGCTTGTCCATCTTGGCTTCCAGTTGCCCGATCCGGTATTCCATCAGAGCCTGATTCTTTCGATTGCTGATGTATACCCCGGCAAATGAACCAAGAGCCGCGATTCCGGCGATCAGGAGGTTCACAACCCATTCTGCCAACTTGCTCACCCCCCGAAGACTTCGCTCAACATATCAAGTCCCTGATTGATCAGGTTAATAGCATTGAGAACACGCATCTTGTTCTCATAACTCAGCTTGTCCGGCACTTCGTCAGAATCGATCTCGCTTGCGGTGTTCTGCCCGTCATACTCAAGGAAATTGGAAAGCATATACCCAACCTTGCTCCCGGATTGGATTTTGCACCATGCCCCATTGTCCTCCAATATCGTTACTTTCGTTCCGACCTTGATCTTGTCAATAAGACTGCTTCCGGTGCTTTCCTTGCTTCTCAGGTTTACTGTCGAGCCGCTGGCTCCCTGAGGAAGCACTACTGTTGCTGTCACTCCGTCCTCATCCTCCTCCGGTTCATCGGTATAGTCCACATCCTTCAGGTAAGCCACATAGTCCCACTTGTACTTACCGTTGATCGGGTCACGGCAGAAGCCGCTTTTCGTTCCTTTGGCATTCAGCACATAGTTCGGATCTTCGTCCACAAGTCCGATGTGATACAGGTCACCGGGGGATGTTCCATACCACTTGTTGCCTTTCTGGTCTTCTGTCCAAGGACGCACTTTGAATGCCGCCATCCCCGGTCTGGCTTCGGAGATCGGGAGCAAATCGCCCGTGATATACCTCCGGGCAATGGTATTGCTCCCATGTGCGATACTGGAGCCTGAAATCTTATAAGCATAAGAGAAGGCCCCAGAACAGTCTACCACACCATACCGTGCGGCCCCACCCTCATATTTCCAATGCTCATCATACATTTGCTGAAAGAGCAGGATCAGCTTATGATGCTTCAGCTTCCTCATTCGTTATCACCCTTGCAGATATACATAACGACAACAGGTATAGTGTAAGCTCCAGCAGAAAGACCATCTGCACTAACCGCGATAGCGGTAGTGATTTCCGGGTGAAAGGGAACGTAGTCGTTTGTATACGCTCTTCCGACAGCAGACTGTGCTCCAGCAAGTCCCCATCCCGCTCCGCTCGTTATCGGTTCATACGCAGAGTCATTGAATGTAACCCCTAGGTACGCAGATATACCACTTTCTCCCTGTGCAAGTGTACCGACTAGATTGAAGAACAGCATTACAAAGTTTCCGGTTCTGTAAATGTGCAGACCGGAGATGGTAACGCTCATCGTATTATCAACAATAGAAACCGCAGTCGTTGACCCGGTATTCACCAACACGCTGTCGATGATATCCATGTTGTTGTTGATGGCTTCGACAACAGAAACATAGTCTGTTTTGTCTGGTTTGAGAAGCCCAAGGTTCGGTGTATAAGTAGCCATATCAGTCCCTCCTTATCCCTTGCAGAAATATCTCACGAAGATCCAGAAAGCATTGCCAGCTCCGATGTTTTGTGTCGCAATGAGTGCGATAAGCCCGTCCTGATAGATAGCCCCGCCTTGCGGAATGACAGATGTCGATGTCTCCACATGAGAAAGATGGATTGGCAACAGGTTTGGATCACTGAATGCGAGCGCAAGGTTACCAACAGTCTGTGCCGCCCAACCAATCGTCATAGTCAGCAGGAAGGTGACATCGACCTGTCTTCCATACTTGTAAGCACTCATCTGTGAGATTGCCCCAAGGTTGGTGCTTATCGAAAGCTGGTCTGTAAGATCGATGAACCGGGAAATATCTGTTACTGCTTCCTTGGTTTCCTGCAAAGCCTTCTGGTTGGTATTTACCTTTGTGTTCAGAGTGTTGACATCGATCATGCCGAAGCTGGTCATGCTCACAGTCTGTCTCTGAACGTTCCCGGTGGTTTCATAGGTGTCCGTGATCGAACCGTTCCAGCGCATCACCTTGGTGAAGATCGGGGTATTCACATTGATACCACCAACCTGAATTGAGAGGATATCTCCTGCTTCAACCAGAGGATTACCAAGGCAGTCAACAGACAGCGGAAGATAGCCGATATTGCCGTCCAGAGAGAAAAGTCTTTCTGCAAGCGGAACAATGTAGCTTTCCTTTTCTGCCACAGAAGAGACATTCAGGAAAGGATTCCCGATGATGGTGTAAACGTTTCCGTTTAGCTGGTTGGGGTAAGTGACTCCAGCTCCTTCTTCGGACTGTTTGCACAGCAGAGCGTCAACGCAGAAGGTTTTCTTGTAGCCGCCGAGTTCTGCCCATGTGGTATCCTCCAGCTCTTCCCACGTCTTGTTTTCAAGGTCTTGCCAGCGAGTGCCGGCGTTAGCCATGTCGAAGTATTCAAGGAAGAACTCTTCATTGCTTGTCACAGCCGCATCCGGTTCGGTCACATTCTTGTACCAGACCATCTTGCAGTTCCCATCCGCAGTGATCTTGGCATAGCAACCACAGGCTTCAGCGATGGCGGCAAGGATGTCCCTGCAGTATGTCTCCGTATCCTCAATCGGGAAGAAGTTATACGACCTGTTCATCATGTTCGCAAGTTCATCGCCGTCTTCATACGGAACTCCGCAGAATCTGCACAGGCTGTGATACATCTCGCCGACAGTGATCGGGTAGGAGAGGGAAGCGATCCAGTTCGTAGCCAGAACATCGAACTTCTGCATCCGATCCTTGGCAGTGTAATCCAGCGTTCCAGTGGTGGCATAGGCAAACCTTTTGGTTCCGGTGAAATAGCCAAGCGTAGTCCAGTAGGTGTCCCCGTTATACTCCACACCGATCTCCAGCTTTGCTTCATCGTCCCACCGGATGCCGCTGGGGAGGGTGTCCTTCAGAAAGGTGACATTCATCTCGCTCATCACAGCGCGACCCATCGTAAGATCCTCATCGCTGTTCAGAACACTGGTCAGCGTAATGCCGCTGGATTCGATGTTTTCATCAACAAGCTCGATGCCCTTGTTCATGAATGTGATCCGCGCATGAGTCAGAGCGTTGTGCCGCAAAGCGTATATGTAGTTGTTGATGGTTATTCCATCTGGCTTGTTGAGCATCTGTCTTCCTCCTTCCTGTTAGTATTCGATGAAGGCATACCGAACGGACTGGTAATAGACGATATCATTCTTGTTATCGATCCGGTCAATGGTGTAGTCAACATCCGGCATATAACAGGTTGCATCCCGGTAGCTGTCCGTTTCCATGTCGTAGTAGTTGATCACAATCTTCCTTTCCAGAGCATTTGAGAAATGACTCTGGAGAAGGGAGTTCAGCTCCACCAATTCCACGTTGGAGATTGGTGGAGTGTTGAACTCGATCTTCGTGGGCTTATGACTCACGGTACTCCGATACAGAACGCCGTCAACGTTACGTGCGGCTTTGCTTTCCAGCCGCTGATCCGGGGTGCATTTATAGCTGGAGATCGCCATGAACTTGAATGGGAGAGTCTCTGTCTGACTCCCTCCCTTCAGTTTGATCAGATATCCTGAGTAGGCCATTTATCTCACCCCCGCATTCGCATTGTACATATCAAGGCTCTGGCGGATCGTTCTGCCAAAGGCACTGCTGGCCCGGAAGTTCACGTTCCCTTCCTTCTGGAGGATCGCAAGGAGCAACTCATTCTGCCTTCGGAGCAGATCGTTCTGTTCGCTGTTCGCGTCAGACACGCCGCGCCTGATACCTTCGATGATCTGCATCTGGTTGGCTACTGCAGTATGTCCATCCATCGTGCCGACCATTTCAGGCCCAGCTTCGTTGGCGATGAAGAGCTGACCACTGTCCGGGAAGCCGCCTTCTGCAAGCGTTGGGATGTGATCGATTTTCCACAAGTCTACGTGTCTGCCTTGCATGAAGGTTGTTGTTGCTCCCCAAGGCCAAGTTACTTCCCACTTCGGGATGTCGAAACTACCGACTTTATTCAAGCCATCGATACAGGTGTTGATAAATCCAATTATTGAGTTAATTGCACCAGTAAATGCGCTTTTTATTGGACTCGTAACGTTTTCCTCGAACCAGCCAGAAATACCTTTCCATGCATTTTCAATTGATGTTACAACTGACCCGTCCCACCATTTTGAAACCGTATCCCATGCGCTAGAAATTGCGGCAGAGATGCCTGTGCCACCATTCCAGATGTTTCTCAGTTTGTTTTTAATGTCTTCCCAAGATTTTTCAAACAGATTCCACTTCGCACCAGTCCAATCTTTCACTTTTTCCCAAGCGTCACTTACAGACCCTTTAATTCCGCTCCAGATTTTGCCCATCTCTTCCTTGGTGTTTTCCCACTTCGTTTGGAATTTATCCCATCCAGTGGAAATCCAAGTCTGGACATTGCCCCATGCGGCATATACATAACTGCCAATGTTCGTCCAGATGGTTTCCATGTTCTGCTTGATGGCAGTCCATCCAGCCCGGAACTTTTCCCACGTGGCATTGAACCATTCTTTTACCTTCTTCCAAGCGTTTTCGACAAAAGACCCGATGGTGTTCCACACGGCAACCATCTTGAGCTTGATATCCGTCCAGCCCTGAGAGAATGCTTGCCACTTGGTGTTAATCCACTCAAGAGCATTATCCCAAGCTTCAGATACGGCTGTTGCGATGACTCCCCAAACTTCTTTGAAGGTGTCCCGGATGGACTCCCAGCCAGACTTAAAGTTAGACCATGTAGTGCCAATCCAAGTCTTTACGCTTTCCCAAGCCTTATTGACGAAACTGGCAACCTTATCCCACACTTTGCTGAAGTTCGTCTTGATATTGTCCCAAGCACGGGAAAAGTCAGACCACCTCGCCTCTGCCCACGCTTTCACGCTTTCCCAAGCGTCAGACACAGCCCCGGAAACAATCTCCCACACTTTGACAATGCCGTCCCGGATAGCTGTGAAGGCTTTGAGAACTGCGTCTTTCAGCTCATTCCAATTTAGCGCGACAGCAGAAGCAAGGGAAATGCCGCCAGCAACCATCAAACCAATACCGAGAGGAATGTTTGCTCCAGTAAGAGCAAGGATCGCACCGAGCGCAAGCATCGCTCCACCCATGAAGGTGGTAATCTGAGTAACCTGTTTCTTGATCTTATTGCTCAAACCACCCCAAGAGATTGCAACGGTTCCAACCAGAGTAGCCGCTCCGAGAGCAAGCATCGCAACGCCGATGGCGGGATGCCCAGCGAAAGTCAGGATCGCGCCGACAGCGAGTAGGGAAGTCCCGACAACGGCAGTGATCACAGCAAGCTGATTGTTTATCTCCTGAGAGATTCCACCCCAGCTCAGAGCAATGGCTCCGACAATGTTTGCCGCGCCAGCCGCCATCATGGCGATACCCATCGTTGCGGTTGAGGGTGAAGCCAGAGCGAGTATAAGACCGAGTGCCAGCATACTGGCTCCGGCGATCAGCATAATCTCCGCTACTGCTCCTTTAACTTCAGCAGGAACAGCATCCCAGTCCTGAGTGGCTTCAGCAACGACACCAGCCAGTCCGAGGATCATCATCGGGATACCGATCTGAGGATGCCCGGAGAAGGTCAGGATCACGCCCAGAGCAAGCATGGACTCAGCGATGATCAGCTTCAGCCGTTCCATTTCAGCGGAGAATTCTTCATCGAAAGCGGTAAGATCCCATCCACCGCCGCCACCTCCACCGCCGCCACTGCTCTGGGACTGAATCACGTTCAGCTCATCGAAAGAAGCGAGAAGGTCTTTATTCTTCTTGGATGCCCCGCCGGAGGAGGAACTATAGCTGTCCAGAGCCGCACTGGACATCCCAAGGAACTCTGTGGATGCTCCAAGCAGTCCGAGAAGCCAGTTGATTGCGTTACACAGTACTCGGATTGCTCCGGTGGCAACAGCCGCCGCCGTAGATACAAGCCGCATGGCAGGAGCCAGAGCGGAAGCCAGAGACACAGCCGCCTGAGACACAGCTCCGTGAATCAGATCGATGGACTTGGCAAACTCGCCGCCATGAGCCTTGGAGAAGTTATACATACCTTCGTATGCGCTGGAGAAAGCTTTCATCAGGCTCTTGATTGCGGTACGAATCAGCATCGTCTGGGCGATCCGTCCGATCCGGCTCATGAACTTTTCGACCCCGCTCATCGCAGACTGAACTTTGGAGCCAGCCATCTCCCGGAGAGCTTGGGCAGTACTCTTTGCGGATTCCTTTGTTTTCGCAAGCTGTGCGTCAATGTTCTGGAGCTGTTTAATCAACCCGGCTTCTCTTGCTCCATCAGGCATTTCCTGACCCATTGAATCGCGGAGACGGTTCATAAGACCTTCTCTCCGCATTCTCAGAAGGTCTGTCTGATTTGCTCCCTGAACAACAGCTTCTGCATCGGACAGTGGTGCTGGGGTAACGAAATTTCTTGCGTTCCGGGTTCCGTTTGCGGCCTTCCGCATGGCTCTGGAGAACTTTTCAGCCTGATCGGCGATATGACCAAGGTTCATCGTGCTGGATGCTCCGGCAATCGCTTGCATTGCCTGTGCAAAAGCTTTTGCGGGTTCCAGTGCCTGAACGATTTCATTCTTGAAACGAGAAAGGGAGCCGATAAATCGGTCAATCCCCTCCGAAGCTCGTTCCGCATTCGCGGCTATAACGATTTGATACTCTTCAAGGGTTGTTGCCATCTTTATCGACTCCCTTTGCCTTTTTCATTTTCTTGGCCTTGAACTTGGCTTGGAAGATACTGAGCTGTTCGATCAGCTTGTTCTTCGCATCCAGAATCTCAAGGTCTTTCTCCGCTTTCGTCTTCGGGAAGAGGTCAAGCGGCTGTTTCACATAGCTCTTGGGGGACTTGCTGAAGGCATTGTGAAGTGCAATTGTCATTGCTTGGAAGAAGTAAGCCCCCTGAATCCATGCGTTTTCGTTCTCAATCCTCCTTTTGAGGATGTAAGCGTCTCTATATGCGCTCACCATATACGGATCGCCATACCAGAACTGCTCATATGTCATCCCATACTGCATATAAGTCGGGCAAACCATCTCAAATGCGTCCGTATAGGTTTGCGCTATCCGTGGAGCATCGCCGTTTTCGGTGATTACATCTCCACGGTCACTCGTCCGTTTTTTTCGTCACCATTCCCACCACTCAGGGCTTGGAAGGGTGCACCATACAGTTCACCGAGCCGTTCAGCCATGCCGTCTGGCAGACCACCAAGGTCATCAAACAGAATCCGGTCTGTTTCTGCGCGGCTAACGTTCATGTGATGCATCCGGAAAGCGTAGAAGAACAGCTCCGGAAGTTTCGTCATCGGGAACTTACCCAGATCGTTGATATCGAAGCCACGGGCTTCAGCGAAGCGGACAGATTCCCTGTTGAACTCAAGGGTGTACTCCCGTCCGTCTTCAAATCGGAGAATAATCGGTTTTATTCTTTTGATTTCAGCCATTGCTTTTTACCTCCCATATCGGTATGTTTTTTATATGTTAAGGGGAGTAATCTCTCAGATATGGGCTAAGAGAAAGACTTGAACCGCCCTGTCCTCCCTCTTAACCAAAGTTAGGGCGTGGTGGTGCTGGCGGCGGCGAAGCCCACGATCTCATTCGGGGTGATGTGGAGGGTGGTCTCCATTACATCGCTTACACCCTTTCCGCTGATGCCGAGTTGCGCGGGTTCGCCAGCCCAGTAGAAGCTGTCGAAATTGGGAATCGCCAGCTCAAACCAGACCTGTTTGCCAGCCTGATGAGCAGTGCCGTAAGCGGTCACGAGGGTTGCCCACAGGGTCTTCAGGGCGGTTGTCAGGTTTGCGGTGAACGCCATGTCATCGCCCGCCTCCAGTATGCCGGCGATGTACCTTCTAACGGTATCCGACAAATTTGTGACCTCAATCCGGGAAGGGGACATTTCCATGTCAGGGAAGTCCTTGATGTCCGGGATTTCGATGTAATTAGTCGTGGGACGGGTTCCGGCAGTGGATTCAACGGCGTATTTCAGCTTGACACCAATGGTGTTGAATTCAAGTGCCATCTGTCATTCACTCCTTCTTTTCAGGTTCTTTGGTCTTCTTGGGTTTTTCGGCAGGAACCTGGATCTTAGCCTTGCAATGCTCGCAAGTCTCACTCTGGGTTTCTCTGCCGCAGTAGGGGCATTTCATAGCCTTTACCTCCTGCTGATCTTATAGACAGTATTGCCGTCTTCTTCATACGCTTTCGACACAATCGCTTCGTATCTCGCGTATATTCTGTAGATGGTTCTGTCCATGTTCGGGGTTCTGCGGCAGAGAAGCCGTCTGAATCCCATTTTTCGCATAGCCTGATCCGCAACCTTGATGATCGCCTTGCATTCCAGCTTGGAACCGTTCTGCTTGTTGGAATACGCATTGATCTCATAGATCAGAATTGCGTGGTTCTCAATCTCAGCTTCCGTTTCGCTCAGACGGTACGGATAGTTGTCCGTCTCCGCAACCGTCACAGCCGGGAAGGTCGCGCTTTTCTCTACGGCTTCGCCATAGACTTTGATGTTCGGGTTGTGGGCGATCAGGGCATTGTAAACAGTATCGAACACTTTGTTCTCAACATCGATCAATACCACATCACCTCCCGAACAACATCATCCACGTTGTCACGAATCGACTGTCCAGCGGCTTTGATGCCGCCTTTCGGCACAACACGGTCAAACACATGACCACCGAATACCCAGTACTGATAGCCGCTTGCGGCATACATACCGTGGTTCTGGTCTGAATAGCTTCCTCGATACACAGGGTAAGGAACTTCCGCTACATCCGGGTGCATCTCGTCTGTAGCCATTCCGGCTCCGAACTCAAGGAATGAAAGCCCTTCATGGGAAGCGATGATGCTTGCGGCCTTATCGCCCGTCTCTACTGCCACGGGGAAACCATATGCGGCTTCAGCCGAATTAGCTCCGATCTCCGCAAGCTTCTCAGGAATCTCGTTCCTGTCGAGGGCATCCCGGACTTTCGTCATGTAGTCGATGACTTCCTGAATCCCCTTTTCGCTCATCTTGATCTGGAGATATTTCACGACACATCAGCTTCTTTCACGTAGTAGGTCACATGGTTGTCAGACCGTGCGATACGAACCACCTTGAAGTTGTGTGGAACCTCGTCAAACGTTTCTCCCGGAGTCTTCCGATACCAGATCAGGCTTTCCTCCGTAATCGGGCAGTTCAGGTTATCTGTGGTCATCCGGTGAGTGTATGCGCTCACGATACCGTACTGCTCCAGTTCAGCCATACCTTGGCTTCCAAGGTTGTTAGCACCAGAGGAAACGGACACGCTCATCCTCACCTTGGTGGGTGTTCCGTAGGAAACAATGTTGGTTCCTGTCCGCAGTCCGTTTTCATCCACAACAGGGGTGATCGTGTCCGGGTTGGCATACCATACGTTCTTCTTGTTTCTTGCAAGGATACGCATCAGTACATCACCGCCGCGAATGGAGTCAACCTTGAAAGGATGTCCTCATCGTCCACAGAGCCATAGGCGCGGTTGACACCATTTTCTTCATGGCTTTCCTCGCCCTCTGCTCCTCTGCGTAAAAAATATCGAACCGCCAGCTCACACTGGAGCCTTTCATATCTGCGGGGAAGGCGGCTCGACAGGGTTTCCCCGAAAGGATAGATCCTGTCGAGCATCTTCTGCTCCGCAAGGTCGAGATACTGACGGACAACGGTGTCGGTAGCTTCCTCGCTGTCATCGTCAATCAGGCTCTGAACCTTTGCGATTTTCTCTTCCGTTGTCATCGTCCACCCCTCCCTTCGTTACTTGGTGGTTTTGCGTACTGGCTTGGTCGGAGCCTTGGCAGGAGCTTTGGCTGGAGCCTTTGCAGGAGCCGTCTTTTCCTGAACCGCAGGAGTCTCCGCTTTGCTTTCCGCTTTCACTGGGTTTTCCCGCCGCTTCATTTCAGCTTCAAAGCTTTTGAAGTCAGCTTCACTCCCGATGAAGGTTCCCCACTTGGTTTTATACTGCATACCGTCACCCGCTTATCAGCCAACGATGTCGGCGGCGAGTCCGGTAGCGGCAGTATGCACGTAGATGCCCTTCACCTTGTTCTCTTCCACGAAGATATCGTGGTAGACACGGTAGTCATACTTCCACGCATCCTGAGTCTGGTTCACGTTGGGGGCGAACAGACGGTTGGTGGCGTGCTTCATCACAGCCGCGACAGCGGAGGGATGCACGATCATGAAGTTGATGGGCTTGGAAGTGGTAGCGGTGAACTTGTAGCCGCCGCCCAGCTGTCCGCTGGTGGAGCCGTCCAGCATGGTGATGCCAGTGCAGAAGCGGCCTTTGGGAACCCGGCGAACGATCATGTTGTCGAACACTTCAACCTGAGTGTTCACGTTGTTCTCGTTCACGAGGATCCGGGTGATCTTGCTCTTCAGGGCGCGGTAGGCCAGCTCGGAAACATACAGGAGCTTGCCCTCGCTCGGAACTTCCGCATCGCCCTGTGCTTCCTCGGCGGCATCGATCAGGCCAGCCACATCCGTGGTTCCGGGGGTGATGTCAGCGGGAGTCGCGGCAAGAATGCCAGTAGTGCCAGCCAGCTTGGCGAAGCGGTACGCATCCATTTCAGGGATGACCTTGGTGCGGAAGAACTCGCCAACCAGCTTGCCGAAGAGCATATTCATGGTTTCTTCGTTGTCCATCGAATCCACCACGAAGGAACGCCCACGATCCTGAGTCAGCTGGTGTTCTTCCCAAGTGTTGCCGACATCGCCTTTAACGAAGCCATTGGCGCGGCTATAGTTGCCCATGCCGTCAATGGTCATCTTGAACAGCTCGATCTTGTTGGCCCCGGTGAACTTGATGTTATCTGGATTCACTTCCAGAGGGGCAGTCAGAGCCTGTTTCTTGTAGATACCATCCAGAATCGGAAGGTATTTGGTTACCAGATTGATAGCCATTTGATTCACTCCTTCTTTGTTGTAGGTGTGGATCAGTAGCCGTACATCGCCTTTTCAAGTTTCGCGGTCATCTGATCCTCTATCTCTTGGGGAGTCAGGGGTTTGCCATTGGTCAAGGGCGGTTGCTTGCCAAGCTCCTGTTCCCTCAGAGCCTTTTTAGCGTTTTCCTGTGCAATCTTCTGATTGCTGAAAACCTTGTCCATTTCCCCGTTCGCCAGTGCCTTGGCGGTGTCTTCGGCAAGGGCTTCGTCATAGCCCAGAGTCAGGTAGGTAGCCTTGTAGCCAGCGATCATCTTTTCCTGTTTCAGGGTGTTCAGTTCGTTGACCATGCGCTCCTGCGCTTCCTTGCGTTCCAGCTCCTTCCGCTGTTCCTCGCTCATGTGTTCCTGCAACTGCCGCTTATAATCAGCGGCTTCCGAGGTAGCCTTGTTCAGGGCATTCTTCAGTTTCAGGGTGTCGGTCTTGTCCTCTTTGACAGTTTCCGGGATCTCCATAGATTCGAGGGCGGCAATCTTCTCTTCCGGGGTCATGTTTTCGTAGTTGGCAATGCTAGAGGTATCGATTTTCATGGGTTTTCTCCTTGCGTGATTAACGAGTTTCTCTACTCGTCCCTTGCCGGGAAGGCTTTCGCGAATTGTTTATAGACGCTTCTCTGCGTCTTATATCAAGCGGCTTTCGCCGTCTGACTCAGGGATTATAAGTGTAGGTCAACCAGCATCTGCAATTCACGTTGTTCGCCGGATCAGAGAATCCTCCGGGAGCGGATGCTGAGTCACCGTCAAAGGTGTGGAACAGGTCGAGAACCGGAATGGTTACGCCCTCAAGGAAGTTGTGGGAGTCTCTGACCTTCTCGTCCATCATCGTGTTCCAAGTCTTGTAAACCTTCAGTCCGTACAGTCCGTCCACGGAGTGGGCAACCCACAACCCGGCTTGGTTGTAGTCCCAAGTGATCTCCGATTCAGCCAGAATCATCAGCCGATCAAGGGAAGGCTCGCCATCTTCAGGAATGTGGTTGTTGATCCGGTCTTCAAAGTTCAGACCGTCAATCACATGGAAGATCGTGCTTTGCATCGCGGCCTGATCCGGGTCAATATCGTCCAGACCGAGAAGCTCTGCGGCATCCTGAATGCCATACAGGTATGCGGCGATCAGAAGCTCCAGAAAGATGTCCGCGATCTCGACTCGCTTCTGCCGCACGGACTTCGTTGGATCGTTCAGAATCAGCTCTGTCTGTTCCCGGATGACTTCCAGTTCATCATATGGTGCAAGTCTCATCTGACATCACCCTTCATCGGAGTCACTCTGGCATTCAGATTCGGATCGGCGTTCCCACGGTTCTCGTTCCGGTTCGGATCTGTACTCTGATTCGGAGTAACTTCCTTTTCCGGCTTCGTCCACATCATCTTGATGTATTTCTGGCTCTTCTCCACATCGCCAGCCGGGTCATTGGAGAGTCCTGAACGCTCAAAGGCGATTTCGGGGGAGAGTCCGAGGAGCTTCATGTTCAACGCCGCCTGTGTTTTTGCCAGCAGGTTGTCCATACTGTTACGGACAAATACGGGTTCAAAGTCCTCCGGTTCCAGTCCGGTCAGCAGATTCTTCTCAGCCAGAATCTTCAGGAAGACCTCCATGAACCGGGCATCGCTCTCCCGGAAGTAGTCCTCCGTGTTCCGGGCATCTGTATCAGCCGCCGCCCAGCCGCTCCGCAGATAAACCGCTCCGGTGTTATCCGAGGTACTGCCGCCATCCCGAACGGAGGAGGGAACGCCGCACTTCTCCAGCATCTGGTCATACAGACTGTCGATAGCGGTCTGGGTATCGCTCTGATCCAGATTGGATTCCAGAATCTTGAAGTCGGCTTTATTCTCACCAACGCTCTTCAGGCAGATCATTCCGGCCTGACGGATGGTGTTGGCAGTGGTTCCTTCCTCAAACTGGCAGTTGTAGGCGATACAGAGCTGTTGCACAGCCTGTTCCGTGGCATCGCTCCGACAGCTTTCCATCTCATTGATGGCGTTCATCAGCGGAATGGCGTTCTCAAAGGAGGACATATGGCTGGCATTGTACTGGTATTCCACCATCGGAACCAGTCCGATCCGGTTCCGCTCCACGCTGACGAGGGTATCAGCCACCGCGACCTTGGGGATGCTTTCCTCACTGCCGACAGTCAGAGCCGCAGTCCCGCCGGAAAGGTGGAAGATGGAATCGTCCGTGAAGACATCGAAGAGGATCTTATCCTTCACGGTCACCATGTGAACGCCCATCACCGTCCGGTTTCCTGGGGCGAGGGAGTAAACGCAGTAGTTGCTCCGGGGATCCAGCGCATAAACGTTCACGGGCTTCCGGGGTCTGTTTTCCCGGTTCGGCTCCAGATAGATGACACCAAGGCCAACCGTGTGGAACCAGTCCACCGTCTCGTTATCCGCATGATGCTTGCCGCTGGCATAGATGTACTCATTCAGCTTGCGTACATTTTCAACGGTTTCCTTCTTGTCCGTCCGGCTAACATAGTTGACCGGGCGGGTCAGGAAATAACCGTTCTTGAAGGTGGTCACCATCGCGGCATTGTTGACCACAATCTTCGCGCAGATTTCGGGCCGGACTTCCTTTTCCCGGTAAAGCACAGGCTGAAGCCCACGGCGATACCAGTACAGGTATTCCTCCTCTTCCATGTTCCGAACGTGTTCCGCGAGGGACAGGTTCAGAACTTCGATGATGTTTTCCTTGGTGATCACATCATCCGTGGAGAAGATCTTCCTTCTTCCGATCAGGATGGGGGAATTCGCCTGAGAATTTTCATCCAACTCGCTCATTTCTGTCACCTCCTGCTGAACATTCTCTGTCGTTTATGGCAAAAACGTTCGGAAATCTCCGCTTCATGCATCACGCTTACCATAAAAAATGTGCTTTGTCAACGTTTTTCACAAAATTCTTGGCAAAATAGGCATAAAAAAAGGGGCCGACAATCCATCGGCTCCCTTTCCCCGTGTCCATCCCAGTCCCCGCAGACAGAATCGGACACAGGAGCACTCGTACAAGGAGGATTCAATACCACGGCCCATGCCTGATATAGAAACCGCTGTAATATTTCGACAAAACCACAAAAATTTCCTGCTGAAAGTCAAGAAAATTGTGATCAGAAGCCTAAATCCCGTCTGGACATCACAGAAACCTTGTTATTCGTCCAGAAAACCATGTTGATTGCCATCGCCAGCGAGTCCGGAGCATCATCATGCTTGTTTTTCCCGGTCATGGAGAAGGCATAAACGTTGTTCATGAACTGTGAATACTCCTTGCTCCGCTTTTCAGCGTTCAGGAAGATCATATGTTCCCGGATATCCGGAGCTTTGTCAAAGATTCTCTGCTGTTTTCCGGTTCCGGTGTAGTGACTGGTGGAGCTGTTCACGTTGCAGTGGACTCCAAGCTCCTTCAGCTTCTCATTCAGGCCTTCCGTATAGCCGGAAGTGGTCTTGGTAGCTTCCACATTCACCGCCTGAACCTTCCAACGCTTGATTTTCCGGGCCAGAATCGGCTGGGAAACGTTCTTTTCGCCGTCCGTAAAGACAACATCCACCACAAACAGGTCATCCTCAAACTGGCAGATGATCGGAGCCGCCGTAAAGTCACCGCCGCCCCAAGCCGGGTCAACCGCCATGAATATCCGATCCGGGGTAGTATCCAGCGGAAGCTCCCCATTGAAATACCGCAGATCGTCAGGATCGAACACAGAGCCGTCTCTTTCAATCGGTTCTCCCTGATACTGTGCCAGCCACGAAGCCATATCGTTGTTCCGCTCAAAGGAAGCCCTTCTCTGTTCGTAGGTCTCCTTGGAGAAACCCACATTGAAAGCGTAGTCAAAGTTGCTCTCGCCGTCCTTATTCAGTGCGGGAACGTTGACAACCTTCCACTTGACCTTCTTGAACTTTTCATCGTTCTCCAGAATATCCAGCCGCTTTCCGGCGGGATCCACCAAGCTCCACCGGGTTCCGATCCACAGATGCTTTGCATTCTCCTTGCCACGAGGAAGGTAGTTATTCTCCACCTTGCTCCAAGCACTCATCAGCCGATCCTTATTCATGGCTTCCTCAATGCCGGAGATCAGGTCATCCGCGATCTCATAACCATTACAGTCACAGGCTCCGTTCAGAGTTCCATACAGGCTTCTCCCGGTGAAGGAACAATACCGCTTATTCCGGTCAATATTGATCAGGCGATCCTTGGCATTGGTTCCAACCACTCTGCGTTCCCCAAACACGTTCTTCCACTTGTAGGTGTCATTATCCCCCAGAATCTCAATCAGACCGTTATAGAAGACCGAAACAACCGTGTCAGAGTAAGAACAGTACAGATTGCTTCTCTCCGGGTCACGGAGCATAATCCAAAGCGTAAAGAACAGAACCAGTGTGGTTTTCCCGACACGGGGCGGCATACTGAGCAGTAATTCATCCAGATTGCCGTCCTCCAAGTCCTGAAGGGCTTCACATACAGGCAACAGCTTCTCTCTCCGGGGAAGCCAGAAACGCTGTTCCATCGGTCTGTCCCACTCAATAGCGATCATGAAGTCATCAAACTTATCCCTTGCGGAGATCAGGTAAGTCCGCTCCAGCAGTCTCCGCTTCTCATCCTCGTTGATGTTCTCCGCCCTGGTGATCCGGTTCCGGACTCCCTTCAGATACCCATAGTTCTTCTTCTTGTTGTCGTTATACAGATAGTTGGCACAGCCAATCGCCTTCGCCCAGTTCTTATTGATCACGAAGGTTTTGTAGGCTGATTCCATCTGAGCCGACATTTCCCGCTTCCCAATCTTCTTCTCAGCCATCCTCTTCCTCCTTCAGAATCGCTTCATGCTGTCCCTTCGTCCATTCCATGTTCCCATACCGGAAATATCCTTCGTAGGTCTTCCGGTTCTCCAGAATATTCTTGATCGTGCTGGCAGAGAAGTCACCACCACTCCGGGTAACCTTACCAGAAATCCGAAGAAGGTCTGAAATCCTCCGCAGAGAACAGCCTTCTCCCTTCAGCCGGAAGATCTCCCTGACCGTCTCTGCTTCCTCTGGATCCACAGTCATCGCTCCATCGCGGTTACTTGTGTAACCATACGGCGTATTCCCCCCGCAATACCCGCCAGCATAGGCTTTAATCTTCCGACCAGAAGAGGTTCTCGCTTTGATGTTTTCCCTCTCCATCTGGGCCATCGCCGCCAGCAAGGCCTCAAACATCGGAGCCATCGCTCCCAACGCTCCAAAGTCCTCCGAAACCGATATGAGTTCGACATCCTTCTTCCGAAGTTCATTGCGAATAGCGAAGTAAATGTAAATGTCCCTCGCAATCCGGTCATTCTTCGCAACGATCACCGTCTCCACAGGGGGATTACTTACCCCACCGTAAAGAAGACGGTTCAACTCCGGTCTGTCTTCGGCTTCCTTCGCCCCAGAAACCCCGCCATCGATGAACCACTCACGAATCTCATACCCATGCTCAGAAGCATACTTGCGGATCATATCCTTCTGAGAATCAATGCCAAACTTGTCTACCTGTCCCTCCGTGGATACCCGGACATACGCAACTGCGTTCTTCATGTTGAATCCTCCTTTTCGTGTTCATCATGATTATATCATGTACATCATGTTTCTGTCAAGGGGTACGCTTTTTGTTTTCCGGGATTTTTTTTGAAGGGGGGAATCGAGAATTGGAGGTAAGGCTTTTAAAAGGAGAGGGGAGTAATGGACTGGTTTCGGAAAGAGTCTTTTTGTAATTTCGCTGGAGAGAGGACTTACCCCGCCCCAAAGTTGTACGTACAAATCCCCCCATCCCCCTCCCGGTTACACAGGTAACCACCAGATCCGATGAGAAGGTTACACAGGTAACCATGAGATCCGGATATCCCCTGTCGTTGTTCGGCATGTGTTAACACGGCGAACACTTTCACGTCTTCACCAAGGAAAAAGATTGTTCTTGGTGGGAAAGGGGTATGGTTGCAGGCCATAACAATCCGCCTATTGATCTAGTAGGTGAATATGCAAGTATGGCCTAGATCAACTCATGTAAATTTGTATGCAAGAAACCATACAAATCTTCCCATTTTTTCGGTTACATGTGTAACCACAAATTAAATATTCTATACTACACAGAAAATAGTAAATACAATATTCATGATATATATAACAATAAAATTGTTACACTATAATATATAATATAATAGTCAACAATTTTGTGCCTCGTCAGGCGAGGCAACCTTAGAGTATACTCTAACTTTAACACGACTAACATTAGAGCTCGCTCTAACTTTAACAATATGTATGCTAACGACAATACAAAAATTATCCACAACCGCTTGTTGATAACTATCCACAATGTTATAAACAATCCACAAATAATCCACAACAAAACAGACTAAAAAATGGGATCACAACAGGCTTTAAAATGCATATGCCCTTTAAACGCACAAAAAGGCCCTTTTCAGCGCTTCTAGATCACGGATGAATCCTAGGTCATTTAAAACGCCAGACAGGCCTTAGAAGCGAATTCGTTGAAAAATAAGGCTTTCTAGCTTGTGGAAAACTTCCTGTTTTCCTTCTCCGTCAATCCTATAACACGAACACAAAAACACGAACATTTCAACAAAAAATAAAATTATAATTCGTCTTTTCAAGTAAAATCCTTGAAAGCCTTGAAAAATAAGGGGATCCGGCATTTTGTGATCTCCATATGTAGAATATGGTATGAAATTTGACCGAATAGGTGATTTCAATTTGTGTTCTCCATATGTAGAATATGTCATGTAATCGATGAATGATTCCGACCGACCGTCAGGGGATGCCCTGACAGACTGACAGACAAGAACGACCGACGCCGAACCTTGACAATCTAGTTGCGCGAGTAGGGCGCGACAACAAAGGCCTTGAAAAAGCCACCTACTTCCTTGTTTGGTAGGGACTCGCTAGAGAAGGAATGATGTGAATTATGCCGGACGTAAAGCGTGAAACGCCGACAAGGAAAGATCCCCTTTCCCTTTTCAAAAAGAGAAAGGAAAGCGCAAGCTTTCCCTTCTCTTTCCATGAAGTGTAGAACACGAAAACGCTTCATGAAAAGAGAAGTAGTCTTCTCTAATAATTTGAAAAGGGGAAAAGGAAAATGAAAAACAATGAAAAGCAAATTCCTGTCATCACAAAAGAAATCAATTTGAGTTATACAAAAGGCCTTTACGAATTCTACACAAAGTCCGTGACGAAACTCTTTTTGATTGCAATGTTGATATTGGAAAAGGCAGTTGATACCTTGAAGGACATGGATTTCTTCAAGCTTGTTTCGTGTTTGTGGGTTGTAAACCATAAAGCAAACAAGCTACAAGGAATTTCTTCAATCTCTTCAAGTGTTCATGATAATTGCTTTTGCAAGGCAAGGCGCGCAATTGCGAATTGCATATGCAAGTATTGTTATGCTCACAACCAACAATCCTATCAAACCGGATTGAAAGAGCACAACATTCTGAATGGAATCATTTTACGGAATGTTTTGATTCCTGTTGAATGTTTCAAGCTTCTCCCGATCCTGTTCCCGTATTTACGGATTGAAAGTTTTGGCGATGTGGCTAACGTTATTCAAGCCCGGAATTACATCCGGATTATAAAAGCTTTTCCCGAAAAACGTTGCGCGATATGGTCAAAAAATATCGCGATCTGGTCAAAAGCTTTTGAGCTTGAAGGCAAGCCTGCAAATACTACATATGTCCATAGCTCTAGCGAATTGAACAAAGTCGACAATGTGGATAACAATAAATATTCCTTTGTCGATCACGTATTCACCGTCTTTACAAAAGCATACGCAAAAGCAAACAATATCGTTATCAATTGTGGTGGACGTAAATGCCTTGAATGCATCATCGCAAGGAAAAATTGCTACTTCCGCAATACGGTCTTTTTCATCAATGAGTTGAAAAAGTGATAACAGGAACAGGAAAACACACTTTTGCAGTGTGTTTTCCGATCTCTGTTCCCCTCTCATAATGGGAGGGAAACAGACATCGGGAAACATGCCCGAACAACAATGAAAGGGGATTTATAAAGATGTTTGGAAAAAAGCGCAAATTTCGGAAGGCTGAAAGGTACATTCTAGAAGCTGTTGACATGATGCGGTACTTTGTCGAATACATCGACAGAACCGGACGCACCCAAACAAAGGAATATCTATCGCTTGCCCGTGCGCTTGACAGCATACAGGCAGAAAAGCGGAATTCTCTGTCAAGTGTGATCATCTCCGAAGGCGTACCCGAAACAGACCTAAAAACCGTGCTTTTCACCTATGACATCCGAAAAGATGTTTTGACCTCTCCGCACCTGTAACCAAACACCGAAAAGCAACTGCTTTTCGGTATCTGTACATGGATAGAAATATTGGTGTACAGATACCGGGATGCGATTGCACCCGAAAAAATGAAAGGGGAAAGAATCATGAAAGAAATGCACACCTACATCGATATCACCACATCGAATTTTGATCTTGTAAGCAAGGAAGAAGTTCTTCTGGCATGGAAAGTAGTTTGTCAGAATGGTGATGAATGCACCCTTCCTGAATATGCCGAATGCCTGTTTTCCGATGCCGAAGGGCCATTGTTCTACACAAAGGTTTCGGAACATGGAAAACACGAAAAACTGTACCTGATTCCTTTTAAAGGAATAGTACCTGAATCCATGCTTCCGGAAGATGATTCTACCAAGGAAGAAGAACCGATTTATATCGGCACCCATGCTGATCTAGTACCTTTCCTGTGGTAACAATTTGCGGGAGACAGCACCTCCCGCACCTTCTCAGCAGTACCCGATGCGATAGCACCGGATATTGCTTAGAGGGCTATAGCACCTCAAATGAAAGGGGAGAGAAAAATGAAGAACATCAGCATCAACAACGGTCGCACCTTCTGCACCGTACCCGAAGCCATCGAAGGCATGGCATGGAATGTCCTTGTCATGGCGATGGATGACAGCACCCGCGAGAAGGTAGCTGATATGGGGCTGAGTACCCATGAGGAATTCCTCACCGAGTACCTGAACCAAGCACCTTGTGACCTGATTGTTGGGTGATCGTATGAAGCTGAAAGACCTGAAGAAGAATGATCTGTTCACCAAGAAACAGATCGAGCACCCGACTGAGCATCAGGTATTTATCCGTGGCGAGTACGACAGAACCGAAAGAAAGTACCTCTGCACCCGGTTTGATGATCATTGTGATTCGTACCTGATACCCGGTGAAAAGGAAGTCTTCACAGACTTCATCTTCTGAGGAGGTAGCACCTATGGTAAAGACCGTTGAACAGCTCAAGCGGATGTACTCCGAGCTGACCGACAAGGAACTTATCAAAGAGTACCACTACCGGATGTCCATCAGCACCCGGTTTGTTGTCGGCGATTCGCTGGACATCGTGTACAACACCCGCAAGGCAGTCACTGAGCTGATGCGTGAGCGAGGGCTGGAGCCTAGCACCTGACATCGTGCGGAGCGATCCTCCGCACCTCTTCTCCTGCACCCGGACACCGGATGCGGGGTAAGGGGTAACACCCGAATGAAAGAAAGGGGAATGGATATGAAAGCGCAGAAGACGCAGAAGGTTATGTACCTCAATACCGGATGCAGTGAGGACTTGGAAATCATCAGATGCAGAATGGATGTCAGCGCACCCGATCAATACAAGCTCTACCGCACCTATTTTGAACACGGCACAAAGCACCGGAAACTGTACGGAACCTTTGAAACCAGATACATGGCAGTTTCTGCCGCCACTAAGTACCTGTACCGGACTATTTATTGTTGAGGAGGTATCTGATATGGAATTCAAGATGGTTGGCGTGGAGTCATATAACCTTTCCTTGCTGAATGATATCGCTAAGATTCAGCAGACCGCAGAAGCCCTGAAACACAGGGTGGAGAAATTTCCTGATACTCAGCATGAAGCCGCTTCTGAACTGTTGCAGTACCTCTGCAAAGAGGTACACAGGATCAGGATCGACTTCGACAGCACCTCCATGATTGGCATCATCTAAACACCAGATCGAATGAGAAGCACCTAGTGTGCTTCTCGATTACTGTACCCGATTCATGCGGATACAGTCATCGGGAAGTACCCGAAACGAATCTGAAAGGGGAATGACACTATGGAGAACAAAGCGATTGCTACTGCGGACTTTGTCACCAACGGAACGACCAACTATGGGAAAAAGATCGAGAACCTCCGTACCCATTGTGAACTCAGCAAGTCCAATTCCTTTACCTACGGGAACCAGACCTGTGTCTGGATGAGAATCGGAAACACCGATGAGTACCTCGATACCCGGTATGACAGCACCCTCCGCAGTGACGGAAGCAACTTCAAAGAGTGGTGTCTTGAGTACCTGAATGGGTACTTTTCCAAGGGATTAACCACCACTGAAGCGTGACACCGACAGACAGGGCTTCCACCGGGAGCCTTGTAGTCGATGCCATGCATCGAAGAAAGGGGAGGAAAACATGATAGCACTCATCATCTACGCACCTGTTCTGGTGCTGATCGCTGTTGAAACCATCGTGTATTACTGGCAGGAAGCCGACAGGAGAAGCACCCATGAGAAAATTTGACTCAGACGCACCCGGTGTGGTATCATTTTCCCAGCACAAAGGGGGAATTGATACAATGGCTACAGAAAACCAGAAAGCATCGAAGGCTAGATTCAGGAAGGAGAACGAGCGACAGTACTTCTTCAGCGTTGTAAAGACAACAAGGCCGCGCATGATTGACTACATCGACAGTTTGGACAACAAACAAGCCTACATCAGACACCTGATTGCGATGGACATGAAGGCCAAAGGCATCGAAACCGATGGCCTAGACGGAGAGCAGGATTAAGTTCCCGCTCTTTTTCGTACCTGAAAGGAGGATTGAAAATGATGACCATCAAGCCAAGGTACACCAGCGTGAGCAACACGATGGTGGATGACTTCGTCTACCGCACCTGTTTGTACGGAATCCAGAAGTACGGCTATGATACCGCTCAGACAGATGTCGATCCGCTGAAATGGTACATCAGCACCGGAAGAGCCAGCACCCAGTTCCTTGGCCTTCTGCTTCAGAAGAAGCCGTACATGATCGCCCGGAAGCTTCACGAAGGTGGATCTGTTCAGGAAGCTGTTGACCGCATCAAGAAGTACATCGGATTTACAGAATGAATAAGCCCCCGGAAATAAATCCGGGGGTCTTTTTTTTATGTGTTATTTTAAGTCACACTTTCGGCAGTTCGATTCCATGCAGAACAGCCTGTTTTTCAAGCTCATACAGATACAGACCCATGTGATACGCCTGTTCTTTCCAGCTTTCAAAGGGGACAGGCGTGTCAAAGCCATGCTTACCAACTTCCCGCTTTACAATCAGCTTATGCAGTTTCTCATAGCGGATTTTCGTCTGAAGGTATTCAGCAACAAAGCGATCCTTCCAGTCATCGCTACTCATGAGTCCAATCGTATCTTTCAGTTCCATGATTTAACCTCCCTTTTATTCTACCGTACCTTCCGCATCGATCTCGTCCGGTTCATTCTCATTCCCCAAAAGTTTTGCTTCAGCGAGTAGCGATTCAGGGCTATCCAGCCGCTGTGCGTTATTGGTGGCATAGATTTCCACCTGATCCTTGTACCCGAAATGGTTCTTGCTACCGAAGATCCAGCCCACAGTGGAGATTTCACCCATCAGGGCTTTCTGTTCCATCGCACCTTCCAAGTATGTGTACACTTTCCGGATCGCTTCCACGATCTCCGTTGGATATGAAGGATCAGCACCTTCCACGATTCGCCTGAGTGTTTGTCTGTTCGTACCCAGAGCCAGTGCGAGGTGACTGACTGTCGGAACACGCTTGCACTGCGTACACAGCTCAATGTAGTGCTTTGTCCGGTTCTGCACCTTCCTCAGGTTGTTCGCCGCTTTCAGATCGATGGCATTGTATTCCAGCATGATCTGATTGTACACCGCTTCCAGCTCATCCTCTGCCATGTCCGGATCGATACCTTCACGGAGCTTTGCAAGCATGGCATCCGTATCCGCTTGCTGTTGTATCTCCGCTTTAAGGTTAGCCGCCGCCCGTCCACGCACCCAGTTGCCGTCTTCCTTGGTGAATGGGGTTTTGTTTTTCGCTTTTGTAACAGCCATATTTGTTCCTCTTTTCTTCGTTTATTTCGCCGTAAAAGGCGGGTTTGAGTCTGGATAAGGATTTCCTCATCCAAGCACCCAGACCCGCCTTTTTTATGTCTTCAGACCATACTCAGTACGGTCATTTTCATTTGTGTTCCTTCCTTGCACAGCGGTTCATGTTCGCCACTTCCTCTTCGATGATCATGTGGATCTCTTCCGGCGTTTCTCTGACACACCAGCGTGAATCTGGGTCTTCTTGCGTGCAGACCCATGTCCAGTCTCCGTCCTTCATCATCCACGCGATTTTCTCCGCATTGATCCATATCTGTTCACTTGACCTCGTCAGTTTAATTATGATCGGCATCCTTCTGTTCCTCCTTAAAGTGTTAAGTCAAATCAAATCTCCTCTGGACTTGACACACTTCTTCGTGAACCGATAGAGAAGAGTCCAGACATCGTCCACATCCATCGCCTTCAGTTCAGCCAAGGAATGCACCTGTTTCACGATGTCATTCCCATCGAACAGGAACCGGATCGTGCTCTTCTCATCATCAGTCAGTGCACGGAACACATTCTGCACCGCCAGCCAGTTTTTGAGATCGGCTTCCTTTTGTTTGCCGTTGAGGACGAGCGACTCCTCCGTTGTCAGGAAGAACCTGATCATGTGATTGCCATAGTCAGTCCAGAACCGCTTCGTCCTCGCTTTAACCTCTGCCATAGAGTGACCACCTTTCACCTTCTCCGTCCGATTGAGATAAAGCAATGTCTTCATCTCGTCAGGCTCCGGGAACTTGCTGAAATACTTTGGCATCTCTTCCCGGTCTTTGATGCTAGAGTCTGGATACAACAGAATCTTGATCTTGTCAACCGCTTTCCTGCCGTACCCGCCGACATTCCGCAGGAAGTTGACCGATTCTTCCACAGCCTGACGCTTCTTGCCAAGTTCTTCTTCAAGGTCTGCATACTTGCAGTCGCACTTGTCACGCATCGCCATCTCATCTGTAATCTCCCAGATGTTGCGGATGAAATGGATGGCATCGTTTGCCGAAAGCCTAGCCGCCGTGATGACCATCGCCCTCGCATTGACCAGCATGATATCCCTCGGTTTCTCACAAAGTTGTACGGACAACTTTCCGAACTTTCCGCTGTTCCAGAGAGCTACACACCTCTCCGGGGAATGTTCACCATCCACCCTGAGATAACACTTGTTGCACATGATCACGAACTTTGTCGGTGGATCATTCTGGTCATCGATGTACGGGGCGATTATCGGAGCAGAGCCACAGCTCGGACACATCCTCAGTTTGTTGGTGTAGTACCCCCATCCTTGAGGAGTCTTCCTGACTTCAAATCCTTCACGGGCATACTTTTCCTTGACCTTGTTCTCCCGACCTTCGACAGCGTCCAGTTGTGCGAACCTGTCCGGGCTATTATTCTCAGACATCTTCAGTCCTCCAGCTTCTTTCTGATCTCTTCGTAAGTCTCAACCACCCGGATTTTCTGGTTGGTGGTCAGGATTGTGTGGTCATAGAATCCGATGATCGCATCCACCCGGATGCTGATCCCGCCGCGAGGGATGTACTTCTTCTCGGTTTCATCCACGCTTTCATACGCACCAGTGAAGTTAACGAATCTCCCTGTCATCTGCAATATCCTCCTTTTCATCATCATCGAACATCAGAAAGCTGATAAACACATCCATCAAATGAGCCTGTTTTACTGTCGAAGCGGCTATTACCAGAGCGAAAAGCCCGATCAGCGCAAGTTCAAGAGCGATAAAGATTTCAGTCACCATGTCGATTACCTCCCTGTGCTTCCGAATCCGTTGCTTCCACGTTCAGAGCCGCTATCCAGCTCATCCACCAGCTCGACAGGCTCATACAACACCGGAATCACAACGAGTTGGGAGATCTTATCTTCCCGGTTCACCAGATAATCCTTGTCACCGTGGTTGTAGAGCTTGACAACGATGCCGCCATCGTATCCCTCATCGATCAACCCGGTGCTGAGAATGTCGTTCTTCACATTCAGTCCGGACTTGCTTACCAGAAGACCAGCCGTCCCATGCGGAAGCTGAACGTGAACCCCGGTGAATATCGAAACACTGCTGTGTGCTTTGACAATCGCTCTGTCAGGGGATTTGATGTCCAGCCCAGCATCCGTATCATGCGCTCTCTCAGGAGCAATTGCCCACGGTTCAAGTTTTACTTTCATTTTCTTCCCTCCGTTCTCCGTCTGCACAAAACCAGTCACCCTGTGGCATCCGGTTGTGTTTCAGTTCGCATTTTGCAAATCTGACTCCGTCCCTTGTCTCAGAACCGCAATATTTGCAATTTCTGCATCGAATCAATTCCCCGTGATTGTCACTCCATTGATAATCTCCACCTTCGACCTTGATGTACGATTCGATGAATTCAACCTTTTCACTCATCCCACTTCACCTGCTCTTCCTCTGTTAGCCCGAACATATAATCCAACCATTTGCAGAACAATCTTGCCTTGTCTTCACTTCCGAAAGAAGCAACCTTGACCAT